AAGCCTCCTGTTACCACCACAACCCCACCGGTGACAACAACCAAGCCTCCTGTTACCACCACAACCCCACCGGTGACAACAACCAAGCCTCCTGTTGCAACTAGACCGCCGGCCGCACCGGCACCACCTGTGGCGGCACCAAAACCACCGGTTGCACCGACTAAACCGCCTGCACCACCGGCAACACCAACAAAACCACCAGTTGCAGTATCTAAACCACCAATAGTTCCATCTATTGCGGTCGGAACAGCCGTGACTGCAGCTTCATTACAAAAAGAAGCACTTGCAAGAATATCATCCAAAGAGGGCTTTGCGGGTAAATCTTATCTAGATCCGAAGAAAGGTGATCCTAGAAAATTATATTCTGTTGGTTATGGTCATCAAATTACGGAAAATGAAATAAAAAATGGTTACATCATGGCAGGCAATAAAAAAATTCCTGTGTTAGGTGAAAGAGGAAAAGACACAGTTATTTCTAAAGAAGATGCATATGAACTCTTAAAACAGGATTATCCGAAATATGAGGAAAATGCAAGAAAAATTCCAAATTTTGATAAATTGAATCTTCAAGCACAAACAGCTCTTGTTGATATGACATATAACATGGGCGTCAATTGGTATAAAAATTGGCCAATTTTAATGAAGCAGTTAGAAAATCTTCAGTTGGATGAAGCATCAAAAAATATACTTTCTTCCGTTTATGCCACACAGGTAAAAGGTAGGGCCAAAGAAAATGCCGAATCTATTAAAAATGGTTTAAAGAATATACCAATACAAGAACCGAGAATAAATGCACCAAATCTACCTGTAGATTCTTTGTCAAAAGAAAATAAAAACTTGAAGCGCGAAATGAATGAAACGGCCGGCAACATAATCAATAACATAAACAATGTTGCACAAACATCACAATCGCCACAGATAGATACCAAAAAGGTAGAAGAAATCACACCACCACTAATTAGAAAATCGAGACAATAATGGACTATCAAATAGCAAGAAATATAAGAAACAGATCGCTTGCTGATGTTATAGCAGCTAATCTTGTTGCTGGCGAATCTTATTCTGGTGCATTTACAAAAGGAATTAGTCAAAAGTCTGTTGCGAGATTGACTAGAATAAAAGAAAAATTTGATCCTTTAAATATTGCAAAATTTTTAACTGGTGGATCAAATCTTGCGCCGGCGTTATTGGGTAGAATGTTAGGTAGAAGTCAAAGAGACATTCAGTATTTTGCTGGCACTGCAAGACCTATTGGTAGAAATACAACTGCCGACAGAATTGGCGCTTTGCCTAGAGGTGATGGTGGTTCTACTCTGGGAATATTGACTGATATTTTTAATTTCTTGAAGTCTAATCATGAAAATGAAAAAAATAGATATGAACTATTAAACAATCGCCGTGAGGAAGAAGACTTAGAAAAAGAAAAAAGACATAAAGAATTAATCAAAGCGATTACAGGAGTCGGTACAGGCACTATCAATAAACAACCAAAAGAAAATGATGGTTCACTTTTCGGTTCAATTTTAGAAACGATCAGAAAAATGTTCGAATCGTTCAAAGGTTTAGTTCAAGTGATGATAGAAAAGTCTTTAGATTGGTTGATGGGTTTAAAACCATTTGTGAGTCTATTGGGTGGATTCGCAAAAAATATATTGTCTGCACTACCTTTAAAGGCGTTAGTTGGTACTGCAGCTGGTCCTGCAGCTTTTGCCGCAGCATTATTGGGATTCGTATCTTTTACGGGTGAAAAAAGAAAACAAATAGAAGCTGATCCTTTCAATCCAAAGTTTGATAATGATGCATATGCACTACAACTGAGAGGACAAGCAAAGAGTGAAAAACAAGGTGGTGAACAACTTCGCAGACGTGCGGTAAGAGATATGTCGGCAAGTTATGTAAGAGAATTAATAGGTAGCAACCTCAACGACCAAGAACTCGTAAAGAATTGCAAGAATGGTTAACTGCAAATCCAAAAGGTATGCTCAGACCTATTAATGTGCCGGCATTACCCACTACACCAGCAGAACCACCAATCATGCCAAGAATGGGACCGCAACAACTTGAAAGTGTTGTCAAAGAAAATCAAACATTAAATCTTCCAAAGGCACCAGCGGCCGCTCCTGTTAATAATTTGACAAATGTTTCACAGACACAAAAGAACCAATCAATGATCATTTCGAAACTGGATAAAATATCTGTTCGAAATCCAGAAGAAACATTTCAAAGAATGATTTACTATTCAACAAGAGTAGTTTAACCAATAAAAAACCCCGCCGAAGCGGGGTCTAGGCACGGCCTTCACACGGCCTTATTCTTCTGCCAACTTACTAAAGTAAGCCATATCTTCATCAGATGAATCTTCCCAAGGAGGTTCAACATCTTTCTTTGGAGCAGACTTCAGTTGTTCAACAGTAGTCTTAACTGGTGCAGTTTCACCATTCAGACCAAGAACTTTATCAAGACGAGTCTTTAGTTCATCATAAGACTTGAATTCCTTGTCAGCAACAAGATCCTTGAGAGTATGTTCTTGCTTCCAGATTTTTTCAAGTTCGTCATCATCATTAGACAATGCGGAAGGCGATTCGAATTCAGACTTATCGTAATTCTGATAACCTTCTACCTTACGAATCTTCAGCTTGAAGTTTGCACCTTTCCAGAAATCAAAAGGATTAATTGCAGTTTCATCTTCGAAAGCAGGATTCATTGCTTCAGTAATCTTATCAAAGATTTTCTTACCGAACTTGAACAGTTTAACTTGCCCTTCGTTCTCGGGATGCTTAGGATCCGAAACAATATACACATTAGCAATGTAGTTTAGCTTACGCTTTTGTTTACGGACGATTTCCTTGTTGGCTTCAATACCTGAGTTCCACAACTTGTTATTGTGTTCACACACAGGACATTGTTGGCTCTTGGTTGTCAGGCAGTTATCAATCAACCAGCCACCAGGACCCTGGAAACCATGAGAGAATACCTTGACCCAAGGTAGAGAATCATCACCATCGCCAGGTGATGCAGGAAGAAAACGAATGGTCGCCATACCGTTACCGGCTTTATCGACTTCGGGGCGCCAGAAATTATCTCGACTCTCTGTGCCCTCTGAGGAGTTAAGGGCTTCGATTGCTTTGGTCAGCTTATCGAGGTTGCCAGATTGGCGTTTGAGGTTTGCAAATGAGCTCATAAATTACCTTTCTTGTATAAACGGAGTATAAACGGATTATCCACATTATTCATAACGAAATCTTAGTATAACATAGGTTTTATCCTATGTCAACAATTAAAACGGTATATTTTATCTAATTGAATGTAGTTCTTGCATCAAATCCTGCATCATTTTTTGAAATTGTTCCAGATCCATTCTGGAACCATTGCATTGTAAGGATGCAGCAACACCTTTATACCGAGAAACCAGTTCTCCGGCTGAAGGGTGGTCTTTACCAATTTTTGATGCGACTACTGCTTCGATTGCTGCGTCAATAGGATTAAGCATTTTTAGTCTAAAATAAAAGTTCTAATACCTTATTTATGCACATTCAAATGTACATTTTGAGTTGTGTTATAGTGGTTTCTGCATCTTTGTGCCAAATTGCAATTCCACCAGCATTTCGCCAATCATCTATAATACTTTCAGTATCATCAATAATTAATGCGTCAGGTTTCGCAAAATTCTTTTTCAGTTTCTTACCTGGAACAAAATTAGGTTTAAATGTAATACCATGAGTTTGCAGCCAAACCATTTTTTGTTTTGAAATTTCATCATGTCTATCCTCACGAGCCGTAGAAGATAAAATTTGAGTAGGTACAGGTGCCTTTCGGAGAAACTCTAAAAGTTTAGATGCATCAGGCATCAAATCCAGTGTCTGAAAGTTTTTCTCATGTATGAACATATCAAATTGTCGATTGAACTTGCCAGATTTATCTGCTCTTTCCGGTTTCATACCAAACAATTCTTCATACCGCTTAATAAAATTTGCGATAACACCGTCCATGTCCAAATAAATGACTGAAATTTTAGGTTTGTTCATGTTCTTTAATACTTTCCAGTAGAATATTTTTGAATTTCTTTTTGTCGTAGATTAAAAATGGTGAATACTTTACGATACGCTTTCTATAATCTGGCCAAACAATTGTATCTTGTATTTTCTTTTCCCACATAGGAAAAAAATTCATTATGTCGTTCAGTATAACTAAAGTTTCGATAGTTATGTCATTTTCAAGTGTTCGAACAAGTAGTTTAGGATACTGGCCATTTTTAACAATCAGTAGTTCATTAGGATCAGATACTGAGTCCATTAATTGAATTATGTTCTGTTCAAATTGATATGTCAACCCCTGAATTCTTTTTTGCCATTTTTTGTATGTTTCTTCACCTTCAGGTCCAGTTATTTCACCAACCCAAGAAACATTTCTATCGATAAAATTTGCAACAAAAAAATCTTTCAAATCATCATGCGAATATTTTCTAGATAGTTTGTAAAATGAATATTTAGCTTTGTTGTGCATGAATGAATCTTTAGATACATTGGTTTTTCCATTGTACTTAAAGTAATCATAATCAGAAGTAAAATGCAGTTTTAAGGCCTGATACAAAGTATAGGCTGCAAATCCTGTAGTATCTTGCATCAGAAAGGAAGTTTAGATTTGCTCTTCAGTAAATTGAGTTCTTCCGCTTCCTCGCGAATCCTAGCTTTCAATGCAGAAGAAATGAGTGTGGCACAAAGTTCCAGCTCCATACCAGTTTGTTCACAGTGATGCAAAATAGCATCCATGTGAGGCATATTTTTTGTTTGTGCAAGTGTTTCAATCAATTGACTGAATTCGCTGATTTCATTTTTGGTGGGCATTAGTGTCTCGCATAAAATAAATGATTACCTATTTGTACAACATATTTCAAATTCCATTCCGGATTTACCGTTGTGTTGTGAAAATACATTGCTTTTGTTCTGTAGAGTGTATCATGTACTTTATGTTCTGTCAAGGCTTTCCTGGCAATTAATAGGCTGTCTTCCCATGCTCGACTGTTTACAATTTTCTTAACGCCCTCACCTACCCAACTAAACTGGTGAATACCATTAATTTTTTGATAGACAACATCACAAACGGTGTTTGGAAAATTAGGGTGTCTAGTGCGATTCATTGTAACTTGTGCGACAGCCAGTTTTCCTTCAAAAGATTCCATAGCAGCTTCAAAATAGATATTTCGAGCCAGACACATCAATTGATTTTGAAATTCTTTAGACACTTTTGATGAAATATCAGATAGACTTGCGTGTGTGAAACCATGAGAGAAAATCATGGTAAACACGATCATTGCGTGTATTAATTTTTTAATCATATTTTTTGTGGGTATAATTACCCGTAGTTGAACAAGATTAGAAGGGTTTTTCTTCTTGTGCCAATTGAAGTAGATGAGCTAAATTTTCTCTCGCTTCGGTTTCTTCTTCAAAAGCTTTGATTAGCATATAATAACCGTTTGAACCTTCCGGTGCTTCTCTCAGTTTGTATACGCCCCATCCAAGTTTTGTGCATTCTGCATCTGTGTGTGTAATACCAACCCTGTAAGCAGGTGAAGTCATATTTTTTCTCCGTTAGGTTGAAAATGGGTGGGTATTCTGTTACGAGGAACCCACCGAACCCTAGGCGCCTTTAATTAGGCAGCCAATGCGAACTTTTCGTCGTTTGCATTTACTTGATTTGCTTGATTTACGGTCATCGCCTACCGTGCTGTCCACTCTGTTACTCTTTGCCCTGTCGATACCATGACTGGCCCATCATAAGTTGATTCCGTCCTGCAATACGATTCTTTTTACAAGAAGTGGCACGGTCTGCAAATCAACTTATGGTGGACCAGGTGGGAGTCGAACCCACGTCCAGAACACTTTTCTCTTTGTTTCATACAGCAATATTCTTACCAATGATGAATCACATTTGCGATAATAAAGAAACATGTAATCACATGAATTATTACCCAAAATGTTTTTAAGAACAACGATATTCTTGCTTCTCTCAGAGAGAGAATAGGAATATCTGGTCTATCGTCATCAGTACTGCCCATCAGATGACCAGTTGCTCTTGCCCAAATTTTTTCTAAACTGTTCATACACACATTATACATTACAAATTAATTTTTGTCAATACTAATTTTGGTAATTAAACTGAAACTTCTGCTGATAACTCAACATTTGTTGAGGTACTTACTATAGTTCCAGAAGAATTTCTAATTTCAATCGTATATAGAGCAGCATAAAGTCCGTTTCCAGTAGTAGTTCTTTCTACAGTAATTGCTGGATTTGAGTTTAGTGCTAAGAAACCAGTCGATGCTGTGGATGTTCCATTAAAACCGTAAGTAGTAGTTCTTGTAAATCGTATAGAATAACTTGAACCTATGCCAGAAGTGGTCGGCGTAAACCAATTTCCCGAATAAGTTTGGCCGGACAAAAGAGCTACGCCGTTCCATGTTCCATTTGAATAAAATACCAACTGAATTCTTGGTGGATTAGCTGGGAATCCACCTGTCCACAAATCACCATAAGCTGAACCAGAGTAAGGCTCTCCTGTTGTACCGCCAGCAGGATTTTTGCTTTTACCATAAAAAGCACTCATAGCCAAATCAGTTGACGCAAAGGTTCCACTACCGCCAGCATCCGTATACCAAGTGACACCACGGTATGCACCCAAATTGGTACCAAGACCAAATTCGGCGTTTATTTCTGATATGGATAGTGCGCCTGATGATTTAATTGTCATATGTTTAAAAAGTTATCGATTGCAAAATATTTAGTTTTTTTGTTGACTTTTCAGATGTTGTAGATACTTAGCAACATCTATTACTTTCCTATTTATGTAAGGACTCAAATTCTGTCTTGCAATTGGACTGTTTTTTAAGTTATTGAAATAATGATGAAAATTTTCATTGACTGACTTATCACGATGATTTATAAAGGTTTTATATTTTTTCGACCTCTCTTTAATCATCAAACCTAGAAGTTGTTGTTCGACTATACAATTAACAAATAAATTTTTAGGAAGTTCAAATTTATATGTACTGTTTCTTTTGACCATTTCTATTGCAAGATTACAATACTCTTGATTCAGATTCATATCTCGAAAATATAGAAATCCCAAATTTGGATATAAAACTTTGGTCAAGTCATAACGATAAAAAATTTCCGGTAAAAATATTTCATAGTCTGTGTGTTGCAAATAAACTTGACCATTTGGATATTCTTCCAGATGTTGAAAGCTTAAATCCGCATCAAAATATGATTCATCAATTTTTTTGTGTACTATGAAGTCAAAATCAAAATGAAAATAACTTTCCTTTTGCTGTTGATATGTCAACAACTTCGTATACATCCAGAATTTTAAATCAACATTATCTTTTTGATAAATGTTGTCATATGCAACAACAACATCACAATTCAATTCAAGATGATCAATTACATCTTTTGTGAGTGTATCCGTGTATATTTTTGGTTTACTAAAAAATTCATTAATACTCAGTATACTGGCTCGCATTGAAGCCACCATCAACTGTGTATCTTTCCAATATGTTTTTTGAAACCATGGGTCAAAAGACCATGTTGCAACGGGTTTCATTTCAAAGATTTATGATAAAAATCTATAGCTTTAGATAGTCCTTCGATATGATCTTTTGTCTTCTCTTTAAAGATTAGTGGTTTTTCGTTATCAACAGCCATAATAATAATCAAATCATTAATTGGTGTTCCTACCAATTCTTCATACATGATAGCATATGCTGTCGTTTGCCAGAAGTAATCTTGAATGTCTTCTGCATTCTTAATTCTTTTGGATGTTTTAAAATCAATAACTGATAAAACACCATCATATTCTGCAATACAATCAACACGGCCTGCCATTCCTAATTTTTTAGACCAAAGAGCAGCCTCTTGATAATGAATATTGTTAATTTTATTCAGATATGGCTTAATTGAAAAGAACATTTCTTTTGCATCTGGCATGATATCACCAAGAGATTCATTGTTCAAATACCTTTCACACAATGTATGCACATTGGTTCCTCGGCCAGATGCTTGTCTAGAAATTCTATTTGCTTCTTGCTCACCTACACGTTTGCGCCATTCCATGATGGCTTTCTTTTTCTGAGCGCCAATAACTGTAGTGACAGATGGCAAACGAGTACCATCTTCTAATGTGTAGTATCTTTTGCCGTCAGGAAAAGTTTCAGATTTTAAATTTTTTAAGTTTTTAGGTGTGCAATATTGAAACATTATGTTAAATCTTCATATTTTATTTTAGCTAGTATATAATCTTTGACTAAACTACTGCGGACAATATCGTCTGCTGTAAATTCAATTCTTGTAAATGCGTTCATATGATGTGCAATATCAAAAAACTTCAAAATACCACTCACATCATTCTTCTTTTTGTTCAGATCAGTTTGTCTATAGTCGCCGCACCAAATAATTTTTGACCTATATCCAACTCGCGTCATAACTGTATCAATTTCTTCAAATGTCATATTCTGCATTTCATCAACAACAATAATTGCATCATCAAAACTCATACCACGAATAAAACTGGTTGATATAAACTCAATATAACCTTGTTCTTCTAGTCTCTGATACGCATCTTTACGGCCAAATAAAGTTTCACAAATTTGTCTATATGGTTGTTGATAAATTTCCATCTTGTCAGTTACATCACCTGGCAGATGACCAATTTCCCGAGATTGAACCGCAGACCTAACTACAATAATTTTTCGAAAAGGATTCGTTTTATCCAATACTTCTTCCAGTGCTTTATACATTGCACAAAATGTTTTACCGGTGCCTGCAACACCATGCAATGCTACGAAATAATCACCTCTTTTATATGCATCAAAAAACTTTTTTTGATTATCAGTTAAGGGGTCAAAAGTTTTAAGATGATCTAGTTTTATTTTGAGTGTATGATTTGTTGTATTTGTTTTTTCTTCCTCGATATTGTTGACTAGTTTCATTGAGGTTTTTCTGGTGACCATGCATTTTCCCCTTTAATAAGGCAGCAATTTTAATTGTTTTCTTTTTTTGTTCAATTACAATAGGAGATGCAACTACGGAGGTTTTTTTACCATGTGATCCTTTCGGTAAAAATAGAACTGGAATTTGAGCCATTACCATTCCTTTGGTGCTTTTGTTTTATGTGTTCTGTGCAAGTTATTACCTGGCACTGTGTCTTTAATTCTTTGTATGACACCCTGTTCAAAAGCTGCTACACCTTGGCCATAGCCCGGCACACTCATACGCATAGAATCACCGAAACCTGGCAATGATTCTGCGGAGAAATATCTCTGAAGGTGTGGATTATCTTCTTTAAATTTATCGAGATCCGACATTTTCATCGTATGATCTTCGACTTCGTTTGTATTTGAATTAAGAAATTGATATGTTGGCATTAAACCACTCCGGGACATTACGATTTTTCCATTTTGCAAAACGGATTTTCTCCGTTATATAGTATTTATGATAAGATTTCAAAGAATCATATTTTCTACCAGGCAATGGATTTTCAGCAACTACTTTGAGTTCGGTAGGCATGGCTGGAGTTGGTGGGAAAAAATCACCTAGAGGAATATTGTTTGGTAAAAATCGCAAAATGGGCAACAACCTGGAACATGAATGTTGTTTTTCGTAACGATATGTGTATTCTTCACATAGATGCCGCAAAAGATTATAAAGCCAAAGATAGTTTTCGTGGTTTTCTCGGCACCAGATTGCACTAGGATGATTAATGTGTGATGCCTTCATCAAAGTATGTTCTCGATCATCATCAAGGCGCCACCGT